TTTGATTTTATACCACAATCATCTGGAAGAACAACATCTCTATCTCTTTTTGATTGATTCATATTTTGATGAGATTGAGATATTTCTCTTAAATTAACTTTACGATTATCTCTACCAATGCGATTAATATGATCAATAGAATGATGTTGTCCTTTACCATTAAAAGTTAATTTATTTACAGCATAATTATGAAGATATAATTGTTTTCTTTCTAACTCGATATCACATGTTGAATGTGATATATATCCACCATCTGACATATAATGCCAAGATTTATTAATTATATCTTGATAATGTTCTTCAGAATTATAATCAGTAATAAATAATATATCTTCTTCTTTAAAAGGGCAATAACAAACAATATATTTAGATCCTTTATAATCAATTACTTGATGATTAATTTCTTTTTTTGTAGATGCACCTTGAATTGTTTGAAATTTACCTGGTATAATTGTTTCTGTTATAACTTTTTTACTAATAACTTTACGTACTGGAGCCTGAATTGTTTTTATTATTGCTTTTGTTTTTATGATATTAATATGAGTTGGAATACGAACATTAACTGAATCATAATCAACTAATCCATTAAAAATAAACTTTTTTTCACTTGACATTTTATATATACAATTATATATAAAATATTCTTTAAATAATAAAATATTCAATTTTTTATTAAAAATAGGAAAAATAAAATGTACCGCAATAAAGTTATACCACAAATTCTAATTACTGTACGCTAACCCCGCCATCCCCGACATGATTCTGAGAACATTATAATTTGTTGCATAAATGTTGCAAACAGAATTTGTGTATGGGGAAACAATAACAGATGATGCTCCTTGGTTAGCAGCATATACATTAGCTTGTTTAATAAAACTAACATTGAGAGTAGCATTATCAATTCTTGACATATTGCATGTGCCAGATGGTTGATGTTCTTCTGGGTTGAGTGCAAATGAGTAAACATTAACACCATCTGCTGGGGTATTACTATGGCATTGCCATGGTTGAACATAGTTGAAGTACATAGCATCACGAACTGAGAAACGATCTTGACCGTTTAATTGAAGAAGAACTTGATCACATGGGTTAATAGTTCTATTGAGGAAGACACCATAGTTATCCCATTGTCTAACAAAGACATCTAATGCAACTCGTGCATCTCCACTAGTAGCTCTTGTAGCACCAGTTAAAGTAGATAATTGTGGTGCTCCAGAAACAGTTGTAGAAACAGGTGTAGAAACAAGATCATCAGTTAGAAGATCTCCAAGAACAACGAGATTTCCAAGGACATAATAACCGACGGAAATATCACTCATAGTAACTTTAGCATTTGTAATTTTAACATCAAGGGCTAATCCAGCGCTATTACCAACAAACATTCCAGCACTATTATCCCAAGTACCCCAAGCCATTGCTGCTCTCTTGGTAGCATCGACCTTGGTTTGGTGCCAATCCTTTGGATTGTAAGCAAGGAATGCATTTTGTCCACTGGTAAATACATTTTGTTGAACATTCCAAACAAGCTCCTTGCATGGATGATTGAAATTGAGTCTAAACTTGGATGATTGACTTGTGACTGACTCGGCACCTGTGAATTGAAGTTGTTCAATTAAGTATTCATGAGATGCTTGGGCAAATTTCTTTCTTTCTTCAGAATCAAGATAAACATAGTCAACATATAGAGAGCATGATCCCATTGTAACAGCTGGAACTGATGCAGATGTACCACAAAGAAGTTGTGCAAGAGGATTGAATTCAATTTCAATTCTGGTATCATGATATTGAGTAGCAATTAAAGGAAGGGCAAGACCATCATTTCTGCAGTGGAAAAAGTAAAGAGGAACATAAAGAGTTGCTGGAGCAGTAACTCCAACCATTGTGGTAGTAAGTTCAGCAGTGTTACCAATCATTTGATCATAACCACGGTCATGGGCAAATTTTCTGGCAAGTTCATACCAAACATTAAACCAATCACCCCAATGTTTATCAATTGTGGTACCACCAATATTAAGTTCAATGGTCTTGAGCATAGCATGACCAACCTTTGAGCACCAAACAGATCCATTAGAAAGAGCTGGGAGAACAACTCTTAGATACATTTTGGTGATAAGATCACCATTTCTTTGAATTTGGCATACAACTTTCTTGCCGAAATCTCCAGTACCATTGAAAACTTGTTCAATTGATTCAACGGCAAAGTTTGTATGTCTTCTATAAACAACTTTCCAAAAAGTAATTTGTGGGTTACCAGTTAGATATACGTCTTGAGCTCCATAAGCGACTAATTGCATTAAACCTCCGGCCATTTTATATATATAATATATCCTAGAAAATTTTTTTTCATAATTAAAACGCCAAATTAATTTTAAAAAATTAATTCTTATAATATTTTTTAGCTATTTTTATAATATTTTTATTTAAAGTTTATAAGATACATTTTAACATATCAAATGTCTAATTTTAAAGAAAAAAATATTAAATATTCCACTTTTTGTAACAATATTATGAAGCAATCAAGCATTATACATGGTACTCTAGATGTTAAACATAGTGAAATTATGAAAGATTTTAATAAAAAAAAACAAAATCTTCCAAAATTAAAAATAAAACTCAATAAGCTAATTGATGATTTAGAAAAGATAGATAATATAATTGAAATAAATAAACAAAAAAATAATATTAATAAACAAATTAATATATTACAAAATAATAAAATTAAAAAAATACCCAAATCTATTAATAATATTAATCAAATCGCTAATATTATTATTTCAGATGATAATTTAAATAATAATATTAGTTATTCAGATAATATAATAGATTTACAAAATATAGTAATATTAGCTAATGAAAATAAAACTCAAATAGATATATTACAAAATAATTTTGAAAAACTAGATAATATTTTTGAAAAAAATAAATTAAAAAATTTATTATCTGATCAAATATCAGAATTAGAAGAGGAAATTAAACAAATTGAAAATAATGAAGATGAATTAAATTATTTAAATGACACATCTGATATATTATTTAAATATTATGATAATACTATTAAAGAACAAAAAAAAATAGAAATGCCTACTGATTTACAAGATTTTTTTACTAAAATTAAAGAAGTTAAAAAAAATAATGAAGATGACAAATATCATTTATTTAATAAATATATGAAAATAACGACAAATACAGAATTAAAAAAACAAATACATTCACAATTAAAAATTTGTTCAACATGTAATATAGAAAAAACATTACATTTACAAGATGGATTATTAATTTGTATAAGTTGTGGTAATGCAGAACAAGTCTTAATTGATTCTGATAAACCAAATTATAAAGATCCAGTTATTGAAAATAAACCGAATGGTTATAAAAGAATGAATCATTTTTCTGAACTACTAAATCAATGTCAGGGGAAAGAATCAACTGATATTCCAAATGATGTATTTGAAAAAATAATTAATGAATTAAATGTTTTAAAAATTACAGATTTATCTAAATTAGATAATAAAATTATGAGAACAATATTAAAAAATCTTAATTTAAATTCATATTATGAACATATCCCATATATTATTAATAAATTAAATGGTATCCCTCCTCCAACTATGACACGGGAATTAGAAGAAAAAGTTAGATCAATGTTTAAAGAAGTTCAAGAACCATGGATTAATTTTAAAGGTTCAGAACGTAAAAATTTTTTAAATAATAATTTTGTTTTTCATAAAATTTTTGAATTATTAGAAGAAGATGATTTTATTATATATTTTCCATATCTAAAATCAAGAGAAAAATTACAAGAACATGATGAAATTTGGAAAAAAATATGTGCTCATAATAAATGGGAATTTATACGATCTCTTTAATGATAATAATTATTTTTCATTAATAATATAAGATGGAGCATATTGATCAATAATTGCAAAACTAGTTGCTCCAATTAAAGAAATTATAATTGATTGTATATTTGTTATTTTACTTTTTGTTATAAAAAGACAAGATATAAATAAGATACAAAATAGTATTGTATATTTTAATAATTTTTTAATCATATATTTAGTAGATGGTATTTGTGATTTATAATTAGTTTCCATAATAATACTATTTATATAGATAATATTTTTTAATAATTATGAAAATATATTTAAAAAAGTTCTCTTATTAAATAGTATTATGACTGGAAGTCTATTACAAATAGTATCATCGGGAATAAAGGATGTTTTTTTAACAATTGATCCTCAAATTACATTTTTTAAAATAGTATATATGCGTCATACTCCATTTTCAATAGATATGATAGAAGAAACCTTTAATTATGTTCCAAATTTTGGGGAAGAGGGATTTTGTGAATTA